TCTTGGAACTGGAAAGCCAATGGGTCAGGGTCAACAGACACAAGCGGTGACATAGATTGCGTTTTGTCTGCTAACCCTACGGCTGGGTTTTCTGTTTTAAGTTTTACAGGAAATAATTCAAACAACGACACTATTCCGCATGGGCTAGGCGTTGTTCCAGATTTTGTTTGGTATAAGGCTGGAGATAGTAGCTGGGAAAATTGGATTCATAGCAGCATTATTAGCGGCAACAAGCGAATGCTTCTTCAATCTACTGCCGCAGAAAGTGACATAAATAGTAACTATCTTTTAGGAGGGGAAATAGCTACTTCTTCAATGATTAGCAACAATGGTCTAACAACTTCTCAAGCTGTTGTTGCTTGGTGTTTCGCCTCAATACCGGGGTACAGCAAAATACAAACTTACTACGGAGCTGGGAGTGCCGATTACGGCCCTTATGTTAATTTAGGTTTTCGCCCAGCTTGGGTAATAATTAAAAAAAGAAATGGGGCTGGAGCTTGGATGATGTTTGACAACAAAAGAAGCTCTTCTAATGATGTTGATACCGGTTTAGTGGCAGAGTCTAATGCAGCAGAGTTTGTTGTCGCAGATTTTTTAGATTTTACTGCTACCGGATTTAGAATAAGAAACAATAACGCCAATACTAATACCGGTGGTGATTGGTATCTTTACATGGCCTTCGCAGAGTCACCCTTCAAATACGCTAACGCCCGTTAACACAGGAGAATAATATGTTTGCAAAGATTACAGATGGGGCGATAGAGGCAACAGGAACTCTGAAACAGTTGTTCCCAAACACTAGCTTCCCCGCAGGAGTAGCTGACAGCGACTTCAAGACTGAGAACGGCTTACAAGACATCGTCCTTGGAGAGCAGAAAGACCGTAAGTATTACTACGTCACACAAGGCGATGTGACACTAGTGGACGGTGTAGCGACTCAAGGATTTACCAACACCGCGATGGCTATTGAAGACGTTGACGCTAAAGACGATGACGGCAATCAGTTGTATGTGCAAGTTTGGGATGCAGATGAAGGCGATGACGGAGCAATGGTTAACACTAGCGAGAAGCTAATCACCCGTGGTCTAAAGTACACCATGAAAGCTCAAATTAAGTCTCAAGCTAACAGCGCATTAGCTCCGACTGATTGGATGGTCATTCGCAAAGCAGAGAGAGATGTAGCTATACCAGATGTAACTGTCACTTATCGTGCAGCAGTCATAACAGAATGTGCAAGACTAGAAACTGCAATAGCTGGTGCAGCAAACGTAGATGCTTTGCAAGTAGTTATGCAAGCTCAGAACTGGCCTGAGTCTGACTGATGAGTGATCTTGATCGACATGAAGCTGAATGCGCTTTGAGGTTTAAATCTATTGAAGAACGCCTAGAGCGTGGCTCAGGGAGAATGATTAGGCTAGAAGCTCTTATTTGGGCAATGTACCCTTTTATGCTTGGTGCTGTATTTCTTTCTAAAGATCTCTAATGATCGGGGAAGTTGTTGCTGTACTTAGTGCTTTAAAGGCACTTAACGATGGTATAGCTACGGTTAAAGAAGGGAAGGGTAATTTAGATACAATACTAGGAAGCTGGGCAGAAGCTGACGAAAAGTACAATGATGTAGAAAAAGCTAAAGCTGGCGCAATGAGCTACAAAGACGCGCTCAAAATGGAGAGTGCTAAAAGACAGTTAGCTAACTTTGATCAACAATTAAAAGACATCTGCATGATGCAAGGGCAGTATGACTTGTATAAAAGCATCAAAGCTAGAATGGAGGAAAGCCGCTACGCACATGAGAAAGAACTTCGGATCTTAAAAAAGCGAAGGGCTGAGTTTAAAAAGACGATGAAGTTAGTAGGAACGGCAGTGTTTGCGTGGGTCTTCTTTATGATTTTTTTAGTAGCAGGAATATGGATGTATCGGCAGGGCGGCTAATGTTGATGGTATTTTTGCTGGTTGTTATTGTTGACGGGGCTGTAGTTACTACAGACGATATGTTGTTTGAGGATGTGTATAGATGCAATCAGTTTGCCAGAGCTATAGAGCGTGGTGAGCTAGGGCCAAACAAGCAGTCTTATATATGGCAAGAGAACATAACGGCATATTGCATTCCCAAAATGGTTAGCAAAGATACAGATTTATTTAAATAAGGAGCCGTATGAAATACCTATTTTTAGTTAGCTTTTTAACTCTTACAGGATGCTCTTCGTTGAGCGTGTGTGGTGAGCGAGAGTACAGTTTTGAGGTTCCCAGCACTATTCCTTTTCTGAATGGAGAGTTTAAGATTAAGCGAAGCTCTGACCATGTAGATTGTAGTAGACCTCCCGAAGAAAGAGCTATCGACTAATGCCTAGCCATCAAGAGCTAAGTAGAATATGCGGCGAAAGCTATCAAGAATGCAGCTTTGAAGAAGCCAATATTGAGGTTCTTGTAAAGGGCAATGTATTTGCTTTTAGAGGAACTGACGAGCCTAGAGATGCTTTGCGAGATATGCGTATATTGCCTCTTTGGACTAGGGAGCTAGGTTGGTGTCCGGCGGGATTCCTTAAAGCCAGCAGAAGATTAGTCAATAAAGTGACCAGCGTGTGCTTAGAAGAAGATATTGACCATGAGAAGATTATCCTTACAGGTCACAGTTTAGGTGGCGCAGTAGCCCTTATTCTTGGCGCGTTAATGACAAGAGACGAGATACCGCCTACAGAAATAGTGACCTTTGGCGCACCCAGATGTGGGCGATTAAAGATATTAGACTCAGTTCAAGTTACTCAGTACAGGCATGGAAAAGACATAGTTCCAATGGTTCCACCCCTGATGAGAAGGCATAATAAGCTTTTAGAGCTTGGCAAGCCCACAAGCTACATTAAAGACCATTTTGTAGTGAACTATATTAAGATGGATAAGTCTCCAGAGGTCTATTAGTCGTGAGTCCAAAGAACCTAGAACCTAACTCTGAGTACGCCAAATACGATGCAGATGGCGATGGAGTGGTCAGTGATGCAGAAATAGCTTCCTCAGAAAAGCTCCAGCAGCTAGAAGTCTTGCATGAGAAGGCTGATGCCCAAAAAAATATGTGCTGGCTGGCCCTACTTGGAATGCTGCTCTACCCTTCGCTTGTTGTTATTAGTGACTTGTTAGGATTAGACAAGTCTGCTGAAGTTCTAGGGGATATGAGTTCAATTTACTTTGTTAGCGTAGGCGGTCTTATCTCTGTTTGGTTTGGTAGTCAGGCTTACACTAACTCTAAAAACAACGGAAATGACAAATAATGGAAATAATATTAGTTATTGGTTTTGTTTTTGGCTATTTAGTTGGGAAGTTATCTAGATGACGGTAGACGTTAAAGATCTGTATGAAGAGATTTCGTCCGATGAAGGCAAAGTCCTTCACGCCTACCTTTGCAGTGAGTTACATGCAACTATCGGAATTGGTCACAAAATATTAGACACTGATCCAGAGAAAGAATTAGATATTTTCGGCATAAATTGGGAGGAAGTCCCTGACGATCAGTACATTACAGAAGACCGCTGCTACATTTTGTTCCAAGAAGACGTACAAATAGCAATAAGCGGCTGTATGAAGATTTACAATAACTGGGATGATCTGCCTCAAGAGGTGCAGCATATCTTGGTAAATATGTGTTTTCAGCTAGGACAAAGAGGTCTTAGCAACTTTAAGCAGATGGGTAAGGCGATTGAAGAAGGTGACTGGGAAAAAGCATCAGTCGAAATGATGGATAGCCGTTGGGCTAAACAAACCCCTCAAAGGGCTGAAAGATTAAAAAATAGAATGCTGGCTCAAGCAATCTAGCAGGAGAATTGTATGTTTGGTAATAACCCATATCAGAGAAGAATGCCACAATATGGCGGATTCAGCCCTTATCAGCAGATAACGCCCCAATATAATGGAGGCTTTAGTGGCGGGTTTGGTGGGGGAAACCAATACTCCGCTCCTTTTTACAGCATGGGTAGAGATAGGCTTAGCCCAATTAGGGGTGGAGGAATGGGTCAAGTAATTCCAACTAACATCCCTTTTAGAGATCCCGGTTATGGCTCTCCAGTAAGAACGCAAAACCTAATATCAGCTATGTCTGGCCCTCAAGATCTTATGTCAGACAGGCGCATGGGTTCCTTAAACATGCTTGACCAGCTTAGAAGTCGCCCAGATTATCCGGGTTCTTTTATGCCTGCCCCTTTTCGTGGGGGCAAGGGCGGTAGAGGAGGCGGCGGTGGATACGGAGGTGGTGGATACAACCCGATAAGAACTGCTGACTTTCAAGACAGAAACATGAACGGCGTTGATGATCGTGATGAAGGCGGCGGCGGGATAGGCGGGTTCTTTGGAGGAAGCTACGGTAGAGGTATGGGTGGCCCCGGAGTCCCAGCTAATCCTTATGGCGGCAGAAACGACCCTTATGGTGGCAATACTCAAGCTCCCCCTCAAACAACCCCAGAAGCGGGGACTACAGCACCCCCTGCGGATGATCCGTTTATGGATTTAAGATACCGTTACGGGGCTGATCGTCTAGGAAACCCTTTAACCGCAGAGTCTTATAATTACATCCTTAATGATGGCGGGGAAGATACCAACAGCGATGGCAGAATTGATCAAGAAGAGCTTGCTGCTTATTCTGCTACAGAAGCTGCTAAAAATTATATGCCGGGAACTTTGCCTAGTCAGTTAATCCCTCCTCCAAACCCAGAGGGTAATAAGTACGGCACTCGATATGACGGGAAAGCTTATACGGAAGCAAATTTCAACAGATTTGATGACGCTGAAAAAGACGGGGTTGGTTCAGCGGATGTAGATGGAGATGATCAAATAAGCCAAGATGAGTGGCTTGACTGGATGCTGGCTAAAGGGCCAGACGAAGGAAAAGAAGATGATTGGAACACCAAGATACAAGGAGCGTTAATAGCTGGATCTAACTCAGGAAGTATTGATGCAGCGACTAGGCAATCTGCACTAGGTGCGCTGGGTTACAACCCAAACATTAATCTAGGCAACTTTGGTTTTGGGATGGCTGGAGGTGGTGGCACTGGGCTTGAAAAGCTTATGCGTAATCTCCAAGCTAAAAAGCTTCAACAAAGCCGGTAGAGTAACTAAGAATGCCTTTGCAGAAAATAGAGTTTGCTCCCGGTGTAGACAAAGAAGGCACTGAATACACTGCCGATTCCGGTTGGTTTGATGCTGACAAAATAAGATTTAGAAAAGGCAGACCGGAAAAAATTGGTGGGTGGGTAAAGCTTAATACAACAGCTTTTCTTGGTATTTGCCGCTCTCTTTTTGCTTGGGCTTCTCTTCAGACTGTAAAGTATATAGGGGCTGGGACTAACTTAAAGTTTTACGTTTTTGAGGGGATAAACCCCAACGACATA